TGGGCAATGTGATTGCGGGCGGCAAGGTCTTTCCCTTTGCAGCGGGCGGCATCGTCAATGCGCCGACCCTGTTTCCGATGCAGGGCGGCATGGGGCTGATGGGCGAGGCCGGCCCCGAGGCCATTCTACCGCTGGCGCGCGGGGCCGATGGCAGGCTGGGCGTGAGGGGCGGCGGGATCAATGTGTCGGTGTCGATTGCAACGCCGGATGTGCAAGGCTTCGAGCGCGCCCAGTCGCAGGTGGCGGCGCTGATCGCGCGTGCCGTGAGCCGCGGCCAGAGGAATCTCTGAGATGAGTTTCGATGATGTGCGCTTTCCGGCGTCGGTGTCGCACGGCACCTCGGGCGGGCCCGAGCGGCGCACCGACGTGGTGATCACCGCATCCGGCGGCGAGGAGCGCAACAGCCGGTGGGCGGATTCGCGGCGGCGCTACAACGCCGGCTTCGGCGTCAGATCGCTCGATGACATTCATGCCGTGATCGCCTTCTTCGAGGCCCGGCGCGGGCGCCTGCGCGGGTTCCGCTGGAAGGACCACATGGACTACAAATCCTGCGCACCCTCGCTTGCGGTGACGCCGCTCGACCAGGTGCTGGGCGCCGGCAATGGCAGCGCGCTCGGTTTTCAGCTCGTCAAGCACTACGGGACGGGCGCCGGTGCCTATCGGCGCGCCATCACCAAACCGGTCACCGGCAGCGTGCGCGTTGCGGTGGGCGGCACGGAGGTGACGGCCTTCACGCTTGATCCCGGAACGGGGCTCGTGAGCCTTGCTGCGCCACCGCCCGCCGGCGCACTGGTGACGGCGGGATTCCAGTTCGATGTTCCGGTGCGCTTCGACACTGACGTTTTGCGCATCAATCTCACCCAGATTGCGGCCGGTGACATTCCGGACATTCCGATCGTGGAGATCCGCGCATGAAGACGCTGCCTGCAGGCCTTGCGGCGCATCTTGCCAGCGGGGCCACCACGCTGTGCCATTGCTGGAAACTCACGACGCGCGGCGGCGAGGCCATGGGGTTCACCGACCATGACCGCGATCTCAGCTTCGAGGGCACGCTGTTCGAGGCGGCAAGCGGCTTCACCGCCACGGAACTTGACTCGAATCTTGGACTCTCTGTCGACAATCTCGAAGCCTCGGGGGCGCTGTCATCGACGCGGCTCAGCGAGACGCGGCTTGGCGCGGGCGATTTCGACAATGCCGCAATCGCGCTGTGGCGGGTCAACTGGTCGGATGTGAGCCAGCGCGTTCTGATGATGAGCGGCAATCTGGGCGAAGTGACGCGAAGCGGTGCGCTGTTTCAGGCCGAATTGCGCGGCCTTGCGCATGCGCTCAACCAGCCGCGCGGCCGGCTCTATCAGCATGGCTGTGACGCAATTCTGGGTGATACCCGCTGCGGGGTGAATCTCGCAGCCGTCAGTTTCAGCTGCAATGCCCAGGTCCTGTCCTGTGTGGCCAACCGGCGCATCAACGTCGGCGGCGCGGATGGCTTCGCGGCCGGTTTCTTTGCCGGAGGAACGGCAAGGCTTGCCTCGGGGCCCAATCAGGGCCGGGAGGGCCAGGTCAAGTTCCACCGGGTGCAGGGCGCTGCCGTGAGCATCGAACTTTGGCAGCCATTGCCGTTGCCGGCCCAGCCTGGCGATGCCATCACATTGCGGGCAGGCTGCGACAAGCAATTCGCGACCTGCCGCGACAAGTTTTCCAACGCCCTGAACTTTCGCGGCTTTCCGCACATGCCGGGCGACGACTTCGTGATGAGTTACGCGCTGCGTTACAAGAAATCCAAGCGCTGAACAGGACCTCCAAGCATGATCCGGCGAGACGAGATCGTGGCCGCTGCCCGCGGCTGGCGCGGCACGCCCTATTGCCATCAGGCGAGCTGCAAGGGCGCAGGCGCCGATTGCCTGGGACTGGTGCGCGGCGTCTGGCGCGAGGTGATGGGTGCGGAGCCCGAGCGGGCGCCTGCCTATTCCCCCGGCTGGGCGGAGAGTGGCGGTGGCGATGCCCTGCTCGAAGCTGCACGCCGCCACCTGACTGAAATTCCGTGTACGTCCTTTCTGGCGGGAGACGTGCTGCTGTTCCGCTGGCGGCGGCATCTGCCGGCTAAGCATGCAGGCATCGCGATATCCGCCGATTCGATGATACATGCGCAGGAGGGCGCCGCAGTGGCCGAAGTGGCCCTTTCAGCCTGGTGGCGGCGGCATCTGGCCTTCGCCTTCCGCTTTCCAGGAGTGCCGGACTGATGGCGACCGTGGTTCTGCAGGCTGTCGGGGCTGGGCTTGGCACTCTGCTGGGTGGTCCGGCGGGTGGCATCGTCGGGCGCGCCCTGGGCGCGGTGGCTGGAAGCTTCGTGGACCAGACGCTGTTCGGCAGCTCGAAGCGGGTTGACGGACCGCGGCTTTCCGACCTCAGGGTGATGGCCTCCTCGGAGGGGGCCCCCATCGCCAAGATCTGGGGCCGCATGCGGGTGGCGGGCCAGGTGATCTGGGCCACCGACTTCGAGGAAACGCAGAAGACCGAAACGGTGGGTGGCGGCAAGGGTGGTGGCGGTGGTGGCCGCAACAAGGTCAGGACCTACAGCTACTTCGCCAACTTCGCGGTGGCGCTGTGCGAAGGTGAGATCGACCGCATCGGCCGCGTCTGGGCAGATGGCAAGCCCTTCGACATGTCGGCCGTTACGGCCAGGCTGCACACCGGCAGCGCCACGCAGATGCCAGACAGCCTGATCGTCGCGAAGATGGGCGGGGCGGCGGTGCCAGCCTATCGCGGCACGGCCTATGTGGTGTTCGAGCGGCTGCCGCTGGCCGATTTCGGCAACCGCCTGCCGCAGCTCTCCTTCGAGGTGGTGAAGAGCCTCGATGGAGCAGAGCAGCACGTACGCGCGGTGAGCATCATCCCCGGGTCAACCGAATTCGGCTACGACCCCGACATCGTCACCTGGCAGCGCGGGGGAGGTGTCACCAGTTCCGAAAATGCCCATGCCTCATCCAGCCAGAGCAATGTCATGGTGTCGCTCGACGAGCTGAGCGCCACCTGCCGCAACACGCAGGCGGCAGCCCTGGTGGTTGCCTGGTTCGGCAATGACCTGCGCTGTGCGAGCTGTGCCATCAAGCCAGGAGTCGACAATGCGCTCAAGGTGACCAAACCCGGCGCCTGGATGGTGAACGGGCTTGAGCGCCATCAGGCACATCTGGTGAGCCTCAGCGATGGCGGACCGGCATTTGGCGGAACGCCCTCCGACGCGTCGGTGGTCCGCGCCATCGAGGAACTCAAGCGCCGCGGCCTCAAGGTGATGTTCCATCCCTTCCTGCTGATGGACATTCCACCGGGAAATGCGAAGCCCGACCCCTATGGCGGGCCCGAGCAGGCGGCCTATCCGTGGCGGGGGCGCGTGACCTGCTCGACCGCGCCGGGCCGTCCGGGTTCGCCAGACAAGACCGCCGGCGTGGCAGGCGAACTTGCAAGCTTCGTGGGCAATGCTGCGCCCGCCCATTTTTCGGCAAGCGGCATGACCGTGATCTATTCCGGGCCGCCGGAGTGGAGCTTCCGCCGGATGATTTTGCATTATGCGAAGCTCTGTGCGCTGGCGGGCGGCGTCGATGCCTTCCTGGTCGGCAGCGAATTGCGCGGGCTGACCACGCTGCGCCGGGAGGCCAACCGCTTTGGCTTCGTCGAGGCACTCGTGAGTCTTGCTGCCGATGTGAAGCAGATCCTGCCTGCCGCGCGGGTGTCCTATGGCGCGGACTGGACGGAATATTCCGGGCATCAGCCCGCGGATGGGTCGGGCGATGTGTTCTTCCATCTCGATCCATTTTGGGCCTCGCCTGCCGTGGGCTTCATCGGCATCAACAACTACATGCCGCTTTCTGACTGGCGGGATGGCGATCAGCATACGGATTATATCGCCGGTGCGCGCTCAATCTATCAGCTCGACTATCTCAAGGCCAACATTGCCGGAGGCGAGTATTTCGACTGGTTCTACCGCACATCGGCGGAGCGAGAGCTGCAGCAGCGCACGCCGATCAGCGACGGGGCTTACGGCAAGGCCTGGGTGTTTCGCCGCAAGGATCTCAGGAGCTGGTGGCTGAACCTGCACCATGACCGTCCGGGTGGCGTGGAACGCGCAACGCCCACCGCCTTCGTGCCGCAGGCAAAGCCGGTCTGGTTCACCGAGGCAGGCTGCGCGGCGATCGACAAGGGGGCGAATGAGCCCAATGCCTTCGTCGACCCCAAGTCCTCCGAGTCGCGCCCGCCCTGGCATTCGAGCGGGGCGCGCGATGACTTCATGCAGCTGCGCGTCCTCACCGCGCTGGACCAGTACTGGTCAGCGGCGGGAGAGCACAATCCTGTTTCCCAGCTGACGGGCGAGCGCATGGTGAATGCCGGCCGGATCTTTCTGTGGGCGTGGGATGCCAGGCCGTTTCCGCAGTTTCCGGCGCGGTCCGATATCTGGGCTGACGCGCCAAACTATGCCCGCGGGCACTGGCTGAATGGCCGGATGGGTGCGGTGCCGCTCAGCGAACTGATTTCAGCCATTGCCACGGCCTACGGCCTTGAGCAGGCCGACACATCAAATGTCGAGGGGCTGGTCTCCGGCTTCTCGATCGAGCGGGTGACGACGGGTCGCGAGGCGATTGAAGGCCTGATGACGGCCTTTGCGATCGATGTTGCGGAAAGTGCGGGGCGGATACGCTTCTTCATGCGCGAGCAAGCGGTGATGACGACGCTTGCCCATGGCAGGCTGGCGGAGACATCAGAGACGGCGCCGACGCACATCATCCGCCGCGCGCAGGAGACTGAGCTTCCGGCTGCGGTGAAGCTTTCCTACATGGAGGCCGGCCGGGATTATCGCCTGGCCGTGGTGGAGGCAAAATACCAGGGCGGCTCGAGCAAGCGCGATCAGCTGATCGAGCTGCCCGCCGCGGTGCACCAGGAACTGGCCCAGAAGCGCGCAGCGGTGACGCTGCAGGAGGCTTGGTCGGCGCGCGAGCAGGTTGAGCTGGCGCTGCCGCTGTCCTGCCTGGCGCTCGAGCCCGGCGACGGAGTGCGCCTCATGCTGCCCGGCGGGCCGTTTGATCTGCGCATCGAGGAGATCTCCGATGGCATCTGCCGGAAGATCCGCGGGCGGCGCTTTGACCGTGCCATCTATGAGGCGGCGGCGGCCGCGCCGCGCAGCGAAGCAGCTGAAGTTGCGCTGGTCTATGGGCCGCCCAATGCGCAGATCCTCGATCTGCCGCTTGCCGACGGCATCGAGCTGGCGCATGCGCCGTGGATCGCGGCGGCGGCACAACCATGGCCTGGCGGCCTGGCGCTCTACCGCCAGACAGGCCCGGCGAGCATCGCCTTCAACCGTGACATCAGCCTCGCGGCGGTGATGGGCGAGACCGTCAGCACACTCGCCGCCGGACCGCTTGACCAGTTCGACCGCGCTAACAGCCTGACCGTTCGGATCGCGACGGGCGCCCTGGCGGCGGTGACGGCCGAGGAGCTTCTGCAGGGCGCCAATCTTGCTGCCGTGGGCAGCATGGCGACAGGCTGGGAGATCATTCAGTTTGCGGGCGCCGAGCTGGTGTCTGCACAGACCTATCGCCTGAGCCTGCTGCTGCGCGGCCAGTCCGGTTCAGCGCCCGAGATGCTTGGCGTGCGCCCGCCCGGCCAGTGCTTCGTGCTGCTCGACGCGGCTGTGGTGCAGCCCGATCTGCCCCTGTCGCAGGCCGGGCTTGAAACCTCCTGGCGGCTGCTGCCGTTGCACTACGAGCTTGGCCGGGCGGAACGCGCGATCAGCCATCGCGGACGTCTGCGCGGCCTGCGCCCGCTATCGCCCGTGCAACCGCGCGCCGTGCGGACAGGCGCCGATCTGCAGCTGAGCTGGATCCGCCGGACCCGCATCGGTGGTGACAGCTGGGATCTTGCCGAGGTGCCTCTGGGCGAGGAGCGCGAACTCTATGACGTCGAGATCCGCGCCGGTGGTGTGCTGAAGCGCCGCGTCGAGACCGCCGAACCGCGCTTTCTCTACACCGCCGCGGAACGGCTGGCCGACCTCGGGCCCGACGCCGTGAGCTTCACGCTGCGCGTGGCGCAGGTCTCGGCGGTGTTGGGGCCCGGCAGCTTTCTGGAGACGATGATCAATGTCTGAAACCCCTCTGCTCAAGCTTCCGCTGCTGTCTGCGCAACAGGCGCAGAAGCACATCACCCACAATGAGGCCCTGCTGCTGCTCGAGGCGGCGGTACAGCTGTCGGTGATCGGCCGTGGCCTTGCCGCGCCGCCTGCCGCGGCGGAGGACGGCGCGCGCTATCTCGTGCCGGCCGGCGCCACCGGCGCCTGGGCGGGCAAGGCCGGCCAGCTGGCGCTGATGCAGGGCGGCAGCTGGGTTTTCCTGATGCCGCGCAAGGGCTGGCGGATGTGGGTCGAGGACGAGGGCAAGCTGCTGCTGCATGACGGCGTGCAGTGGCTTGACCTGCTCGCCTTTGCGGAATTTTCAAATCTGCAGCGGCTGGGCGTCAACGCCACGGCGGATACTACCAACCGCCTGGCGGTTTCTGCCGCGGCCACGCTGTTTACCCATGCGGGCAGCGACCACCGGCTCAAGCTCAACAAGAATGCCGCCGGCGACACGGCCTCGCTGCTCTACCAGACAGGCTTCGCCGGCCGTGCCGAGTTGGGCCTGGCGGGCAATGATGACTTCGCCATCAAGGTGAGCGCGGATGGCGTGCAGTGGACGCCGGCGCTTGTGATCGACCGGGCATCGGGTGCGGTGAGCCTGCCCAGTACGCCCGGTCCCGCGGCCGCGCTGTTTGGTCAGTCGTTGAGCAGCCAGGGCCCGGGCTTTGCCACGGATACCTATCTGGCCGGCTCCGGGCTGGTCATTCCTGCCGGGCGGCTGCGGGCCGGTACGCGCTACATCCTCGCTTTCGATGCCAGCAAGTCCGCAGCAGGGCTCGCAGCGCCGATTGTCAGTCTCCGGTTTGGCTCGACGCAGTCAGTTGCCGATGCGCTGCTCGCCCAGCTGGCGTTTCCGGCCCAGACGGCAGCAGCCGATGACGGGCGCTTCCTTCTCGAGGTGACGTTCCGCAGTGTAGGTCCGGGCACGGCGGCCGTGGTGCAGGCGGTGGCCTCGCTTGTGCACAGCATGGCCTCCGGCGGTCTTGCGAGCAGCCCGGGGCCTGTCCGGCGCGCCACCTCCGCGGGGTTCAACAGCACGCTCGCCAATGCCGTTCTGGGCGTGTCCGTCAACGCCGGGGCCGGGGCCGCCTGGACAGTGAGCCTGGTGCAGGCCCAGCTCGAGAACCTGCAATGACCAGCCTCGAACGCGATGTGGGCGGGCTCGAGGCGCGCATGCGCCTGATGGAGCAGGAGATCCATGCCATCCGCGAAGACGTGCGCGAGATCCGCGATGCGCTGGTGAGCGCGCGCGGCGGCTGGAAGACGCTGACGCTGGTGATCGGCATGTCGGTTTCCGCGGGGGCGCTGCTGTCGCGCCTGCTGCCCACGCTCCTGAGCCACAGATTGTGAGGTGACGAGATGAAGATGACGGAGGACGGCCTGGCGTTGATCCGCCAGTTCGAAGGGTTTCGCAGCACTGCCTACCGCTGCCCGGCAGGCGCATGGACGATCGGCTATGGTCACACCTCGCAGGTGGGACCGCCGCAGGTGACGCCGGGCATGACGATCAGCGAGGCGGAAGCCCAGCGTATTCTGGCAGCAGATGTGCAGCGCTTTGCTCATGACGTGCGCTCTGCGCTGAGCCGCGAGATCAGTCCTGCGCAATTTTCGGCGCTGGTGAGCTTTGCCTACAATGTCGGATCAGGTGCATTTCGCGGCTCATCGGTTCTGAAGGCGGTGAATGATGGCCGCTTCAGCGAGGTGCCGCGGCTGCTCAAGCTTTGGGTGAAGGCCGATGGCCGCGTTCTCGACGGATTGGTGCGCCGCCGCATGGCCGAGGGCGAGTTGTTCAGCCGAGGCGCGCAGGCGCCCCAGCCGCGGGCCTGGCGCGGCCTGTTCGAGATGATCCTGGCGCTGCTGCGATTTCTGACAGGAGGAGGAACGAGAGCATGATGACGCTTCCGCTTGGCATGGCAACGGGGTTGGCGCGCGGGCTGA